TGTACTTGGTAAGCCTGCGCGCGGTTTCAGGTTCGGTTGTTTCCATTGCCGCCTGCGTATAGTACACGTCAATGATGAAGTTTCCTATTTCCGTTTCAAGATAGATAATACAGCAAAGGAAGTCCGCGCCCGTATCTGCCGTATCTATGTAGGCTTTAATTTTGCGCTTCCGGGTAACGGGTTGTACTTCGTATGTCTTAAATTCGCGTTCGTACATAAGCCCGGTTAATGGTGTCGGGTTCTGCATGTACTGCGTATCAAAGACATAAACGTTTTTCTCGCGAAGGTTATATAATTCTTGTAGCGTGTGCTTAAACTCCCATAGCGCGTGTTCTTCCCCATCTTCGCCTGTTTCTATGACCGGAAGGCTTAATACCGTCCATTCGCCCGGTTCAAGGCGTTGCAGGTAGCCGCAAAGGTCGTCTTCGTCCAACCGTTGCATGATAATTATTATCGGGGTCTTGCGGCTGTTTACGCGGTTTCGTATGGTTGTTTCAAACTTGTTGTTTACTTTATCGCGAACTTGTGCGCTACGTGCGTCGTCCGGCTTTATTGGGTCGTCTATTATAATTGCACCGCCGAAGCCGTCAGCGTTCAGTCCGTCGAGTTCTTCTACTTCCTTTGCCAATTCGTCGTTTTCTTCTTCATCAACCAAACC